TAAAATATTTAAGGCATTTGAAATTGATTTCGCTTTTTCGTTTTCACCCTCTGACTCGCTCAAAAGATGACGCAAACCCTTACTAGCGATGACAGTGGCTTGCGTTTTTGAAAATCCTGACTCTCTCAGGAACTTTTCAAATTCTGGTAGGGATGGCAGCTCGCCATCTTGTAATTTGGATTTGACGGAACTGATTAGGGTTTCTGGATTGGAAGGAAAGGCAACAATTGAACCCTCCACCAACTCCAGTTCCAGCAGTTCGCGGATTAGTGAATCTGGATCGCGTCTATAAGACTTGGTGATATAGCCAATGGACATGCCATCAATCGCGCCAACCTTCATCAGCGCATAAGTAGCTTTAGCTCGCGGCACATCGTCAATTAAGAGACGACCTTCTACGTACAACCCTTTTTCGTCTTCACGCATTTCGGTAAAAATTCCGATTGGTTCAGATGGGTTGTGATCCCAAAAGATTGCTGGGTACTTGCCTTTTGCCTTCCACTCTTGAAGAGTTTTGGCAAATGCACCTTTGCGGATGATGTCCCCATGAGAATCAAGGTTGTCAAAAGCAGCTAAGTAGCCAGAAAAAAAGCCACCCTCTTGGGTGGCTTTGATTTCTAAAGTTAGTTTAAGTCTATCCACTGGTTTTCCCCTGATCTTTCAATCCGACCATTTGCATTTGAACCATTAGCTCATCGCCACCCGGTAAAGGCGCCAAGTCTTCTAAATCACGTACTTCATTACGCGTCATAACACCGTTTTGAATCATGTTTGTGTAGAAACCTGAGCGAGTAGCACTGTCGGCCCGTAATAAGCCTTCAACCGCAAATTTTGGCCGGTACTTGTATTTTTCACTTGGCAAAAACAATCTCTTTGTGATTGTTTGCTCATATCGAACTAATTGAGGGTTAAGCGAATAGGTCAAAAACCCCCTATTAGTCTGCTCAAGACTTGAAGCCCATGAGCTTGCTTTGTTTGTATGACCAATTAACTGAGGTGGAACACCAAAGGCGCGGCATATTTCTTCAATGCCAAAATAACGAGATTCAAGTAACTGGGCATCAACGGGATTGATTCGAATGCTATTTGAGCCAGAAAGCTTCATTCCAGCTTCAAGCACCATGTACTTGCCAGTATTCTCAGGTTTACTGAACTCACTTAAATGGCTTCTTAGTCTTTCACGCTGCTCTTTAGTTAAAGTTTGCTCCCCAGTTTCAAGGAAGCCCCCAACTTTTAAGCCATTCTTAAACCAGTCCTGAGCTTGGTTGTTTGCATCAAACTGCATTCCAATCGTTTGAGCAAAAAATTGAATAGCAGATAAACCAACAAGTCCATCAAGAGTAAAACCCTTAAAATGCAAGATTTGGTCTTCTGAATAGACTGTTGTTTTCCCATTTTCAGTGTAATGAAAATCAATCGCTCCATAATCATTACGTTTTACAACCATACCACTCGGGAAAAGTGGTTCTAAAGCAATAACTTTCCCACTTGAATCGGTAGAAATTAGGTTGTATGCATTCCCCCATAGATCAACACAAGCAACCTGAACTTGCCAAAACTCACTAGCACACATATCTGCGTTAGGTGAATCATGTAAAATTCGATATAGATAATGATCTGTTGCTAAGCGTTTGTTGCTGTCATATAGCTGCAAAGGGAGAGTAGAAATTGTTTCTGCTCGAAGTTTTACGCATGCCCAAACTGCAGAGAGTTTTAATGCAGTTTCTGGGGTAACAACCGCCCCACCCGGTGATAAATAACTATCAAACGGATAAGATGAGTCACCTTTCTGTAATTGTGTATTTCCAGTCAATCGTGACCAGAATCGGGACCAAAAACCCAGCTCTTGTGTGGTACTCATGCTATCACGACATCCTCTAAATAATCGTCAATATCAACGCGATTGGCAGGTTCAGGATTGTTTGACATCAAAGCAGCAGCGTTAAACATCGCAATAACAGGGTCAATTTTCCCCTTACCTGATTCTTGTTTTGTAACCATAAGGGCATTACCTGAAATCTTGCCTTTTGCGTTACCTACTGCCCACTTGACCAGCTCTTGCTTGGCTGGAATAAACGTTCCAGCGGCAAGTTTTCTTTCTAAGGTCATGCCATAGCCTGACAATTCAAAACCCTGTTTAACGGCGATTAATGCTGTTTCAGGGATTCCTGAATCTAACAAGCCATCCACAAGTGATGGCATCCCTAAACGGTCCAAACCAAAGCCCTGTTTAGGCATCTTGCCAGTGTCAAAGATTTGCTTTGCAATTAGTCCCGCCTGAGCAACGTCATCACCAATGTTTTCAACAATCACAAGCTCACCAGCAGCTATAAAGTCATCCATCCGCTGCTTATTTTCTTTTCTTCGCTCTAGGGCGATTGGATGAAGCCAAGACTTTGACCAACCACGCCATAAAGAGTGATTTTTTTTATCTCGGCCAATCACATACATTGAGAAAAGGTCATCAAGGCCACCACCATCAAAACCAGCGGTGATGCATTCTGATTGTTCAATCAGATAATCAAGGTCAAAAACAACTTCTTTTTTCTCCCAGAAGTCTGCACCCGCCCAGCGATTAGCACGCAAATTCATGCCGATCTGTACATTGAGGCGCTTTGCAAAGAAGTCTTTTAGATCATCTTCGCCTGAATATTTGGCCTTTTCGTAATCATCTAATAGCTGCTCAGGGTCAACACTTGTTCCAAAATTTGGATTAGGTATATGAAAATTTGCAGGGTCCTTATATTCTTCCGATTCAATCATTTCATCGGGAAATTCATAAATCAGAGGAAGGAATTTTTTATTTATTATCTTGCCGTCACGAACATCACGGGCATAATCAAGTTTGCTTTTAAATACACCACAAGGCGGCTCTTTTGATTGTGTTGATAACCAAATCAAACAACCTTCATGGCGAGATGCCAGACCGCCTGTTGCCTCACGGAACATTGATCCAGCATTCGACATGGTTTGAAATAAATGCAGCTCATCAACCAAGATCCAAGACGCTTTTTTACCACCTGTTGACTTGTCGTCAGCAGCAACAACTTTGAGGGTTGCTTGCGTTCCTTGATGCGTAATTGTTTTGGTGTGCTCAGAAATAGTCATCATTTCATCCAACTCGGGATCCGCTTTAATCGCATCCCGGATAGGATTAAAAGAGTTGTCGGCAACTTCTTTGGTTGGTGCCAAAATGATGAGTTCAGCAGATAACCGGCTATTTAAAATAAATGCCGTGAGCATAATGAATGCAGCAATTGTTGATTTTGTATTTTTCTTAGGAATTAAAAGAAAAAACTCATTAATCAAACGGCGTCTTGTTTTCTTGTCGTACGCACCAAAAATTGCAGCAACAAACTCGGTTACCCACTTCCGGACAATTTCACCCATTTCTGGAGAATCAAGAACATCAACAACTTTTAAAGAGTTGAATGTTCTTAATGCCACATCTGCCACATCCTGAAATAGTGGCTTGCATGGCATTAAGGATTGGCCTTTAACGATGCGGTCTGCCCAGTCTGGGCAAGCTGTTGTCCAGTCTGGTAGTTTTGCAGTCATTTAAATGGTCCATGAAAAAACCGCCCGAAGGCGGCATAATTATTTTTTGTTCTCTGGCTTCACAGCATCACTAAAATTTTCTGCTGCGTTATTAAGGGTTGATTTAGTCCTTTGAAAAATTTCACCATCTTCACTTGCATCAATAGGAATCATTACTGCATCCACTACAGCAGTTACAGGAGCAACAGCCACGGAAACTGCTGTCTTGGTCAAACTTTCTAACATTCCAAACATATATTCCGAAAATGGGATGTTTGAATTCTTCCGACCAATTGACGGCAAGTTTCCAGATATAAGCCGTGTTGATATTCCAAAACCGACCGAACCCCCTAAAGAGTTTGTGCAGTGGAATTTAGAATATGTGGGCCAATTCATGAAGTGCTCCAAAATTCTTAATTGCCGATTCCCTCTCTTTTATCCATCCGGTGCCACTACTTCAACTTATGTGGAATTTGTGGACGGCGTACACGGCCTATTGATGCCATTGCGAGTTTGAGGAGAAAGCTAATGTTAGATTTGAATAAGGAAAGAGAGGCTTTTCTGAATACCTTCCAATATTACAAAGGAAGAAGAGACATTATTTTTAGTAATGAGCATGAACTGTTTATGACTAGATCAAACAATCCTTCTGAAATTGCTCAGAAAGAAATAAGCAACATGAATAGCCGTTGGGATGCTTGGCTTAGATGTGCAAAGCATCGTGATGCAGAGCTAGAAAAAGCCAAAGCTCAGGCGGTGCCGGAGGGTTTCAAAATTGTACCAATTGAACTTAGTGAAGAAATAGCGGAAAGACTAGCGCTTGAGAGAGTTCAGAAACCAAGACCGGAAAACGACCCTGTTTGGGTTGAAATTGCGGAACGTGCTTATAAAAGCAATCTGTTAGCTAAAAAGTGGGAATTAGTTCGAGAATATAAAATTTTGACTGAAGCAAGCGAATCGGGAGCTGAGGGATGAGTGAATTTAACTTTGAGCAACTTTATCTAATGGCTCTCATGAATAGTAAAAAGCCAAAGTACGTTTTGAATTGGGTTCATGTATCCAGACATGGGCCGGGTGCGACAAAAGCTACAGAAATTTGTGAATATTTTGGGATAGATCCAGAAGGTACAGATTTTAGAAAAGCGGAAAGTAAGGAGGGGTGAATGGAGATTGATCGTCGTGTACGTGCTAAAGAGTTTATGTACCTTCTATCGATCCAGAAGGATAAATTCTATGAGTGGGTAAATTCTGGAAAAATTAAACAACCCATTCGCGTCAGTGAAAAAGATGTATTTTGGTACTCTTCATACGTTAAGCAGAAAGTTGAAGAGTATAAGCAAGAATCTGATATAGTAGCCCACATCTAG